GGTGGCGTTCGAGTACGAAGCGTTGTCGAGAATACCGATAAGCGTAGGCGGAACACGATATATCCCACATATAGCCACAGCCAAAGCTTTCCCGCGTTCATCCAGCATAGCCCAATCAAGCCGGTTGTTCAAAACATCGATTTCCATGCCGGCCTCAACCAACATGACTCCGTGTGATTTTCGCAAACCGGCGTAAGCCTCTGACATCCTGTCTGTAAGCCTATTGTCTTTGTCACGGTCCCAAAGGCGTGGGATTCTGGCTATTAGGCTTGAAAGAAACCCCTGGCCGAAGTATCTCGCTTCAAAACCATCAAGCGCTTTTCCAATTTCCATCCGTGTCCGTTGGAGCGCCACGCTACCCTGCCCCATGAGACCTGTCGGGCTCATCCTCGGAACATGCATGATTTTTTCGGCATGTAGCGTGGCGGTAAGGTGGTTGGAGGTATACACATCGTACAGGATATCACCGAACGTCGCATCCGCCGGCGTATATTCCGTAATCTGGCTTGAATCGGTAAGTCGATATTTTTTCACCCTGTCAGGAAGAAGCGGCCAAAGTTCAACGATTTCGCCCAAGCGATTTCTAACTATCCAGTCGTACTTGTTCCCCCAAAGCTCTGCGTGAAGTGTTTGCGTCGCGCGCCTTGTACACGCGGTCATGTCAGGATTCGGGGATATTGTCAGGATTTCAGTAAGTGGGTGATCGGTCACAATGTCGAAACCACCGGATTTGCGCCGGCGTTTCACCTGCGGATTCAGCGTTTCCATTGTATCGGAAATCGCGGCAATACAGGCGTAAACGGTCGTCACGGTAAGCGCATTCGTTTCGCTTACGCTTGCACCCTGGATACCGTTTGTTCCGTGCAGGTTAAAAAAGTTTCGAAGTTCGTCTGCGGTTGTGTCGGACGGAATAGGTCTTGCCCATGTCGCGCGTATTTCAGCAAGTGACGGAATCATGAGCGTCCGCCCAATGCACGAAGTAGGCCTACGGAAAACAGCAGAACGCCTGATACGTACAGCGCCGGACCTACTCCGTAGTCATAAAAAACGCCGGAACCAATCAGTATGATCCCGGCGAATACAATAAGAGAAGTGAGAGGAAATCCGCGTTTTTCGCGTGTATTCGAATACGATTTCATGCGGACATTTTAACGCCGCATGTTTGATAGTGTCAAATCTTGTTTGGCACTATATGTGGCGTGGCTTTAGCGTAAATATGGTATCTAATTTTTTATATTTAATGAAAAAGATATCAGATATTCCGGAAATTCGAACGTGTTAAAACGATATCTGCATTTCCGGCATTCGCGCCTACGCTTCCTAATCTGGACACGAAGTCCGAGAAATCTGGCTATACACCTGCTTGACAAACTGTTGGTGCGCCCACCGCACTTTGGGCAGTTCATCAGCAATGCCCGCCTTTCTGAAACTTGGAATCGATATCAACGATCATGCTTTCTTCCAGCTTCTCAAATGCCGCAATTTGTCCGGCCGTCAATCCGGATCTCACCATACGGAGCGCAAACGCCATCGCGACAAGCACTGACGGCGTTTCGTATTTGTCGATAATTTTACCGATTTCCTGTAATACCTCCGGAATCTCACGCCTGATTTTCTCGGTCATTGCCGCAATAAGTTCTTGTTCTGTCATGATATCACCTTTACAATGTTTTCGAAATTATTTCCAAGCCCTTCCCCTGCTATCATCCTGCCCCATGCAAGCAGAAGAGCATACGCTCCGTCAATCCTTCCCCTTGCTTTTTGCTTGTCCGGCTTCACATAGTCACCCCTTGAAATCATTATCAGATTCCCCCAATTCCATGATATGACAGGGTTTCCTTCGTGAACAAGCCCGCCGCGCTCGACTGTTTTTATCAGGTTTTTCGCCGGTTCGGACATGTTCGCCGGTGAGTTCAATATCTCTGTACAGAACTCATGGCCGGTATCCGTCAACCGGCGTTCCAATTGCCGCGCGCGATACGGATCAATCCCCATATCTACGATATAATACCGTGACGCTATTTCCTCTATTTCCCTCTGGATCACATCCTCGTCAACGACATTCCCAGTGGTAGCAGTCAACCACCCGTCGCGTTCCCAGCGTTCATAGTCAACTAGGTCCGTTTTCCCTCTTTTCCCTATCCCGTCTTTCGGACACCAGTATCGCATTATTACAATTATTTCTCCGTCTGATTCAACAGGCGGAAACACGAGCGCCAAAGCAGACATATCCCAAATTTCCGACAGATCGAGGCCGGCGTAGCAGTCCCGTCCTTCCAGTTCTTGCCAAACATCGCGCGTAAGCGTTCCAAGTCTGTCCCACTTCCGCAAATCCATCCAGGCATCGACTGATCCGACATCGATATTCAGCCTGTAACGTTTCCAACTTTCCCACGCGAACTTGTTCGGATCACGCCATGCCCTTCCCATGCCGCGCATAATCCTTGACCTTGACAGAACCTGGCCGGCCGCCGGATTGCATTTGCGGATCATCTCCCATGAAGGAGGTTTCTTCTTCACATGGTCCGTAGTTTTCTTGTCGGCGACATACAGAATCGGAAGAAAAGCTTTGTCAATTCCCGGATTTCGCCTGACCTCTTCGGCTTTTTTCCGTAGTTTGGAATATATCGATTGCGGGTTGTATTCACCCGCCGTCGTCGGTATCAATATCAATTGCTGTTCGCGGGCCGCACCCGTTTCCTCTGTCAATGTCACCCATAACCGGTCATCCGGTTGCTCGTGAATCTCATCAAACAGAATCAGGGACGGGCTGCCACCTTGCTGACCGCCGGAATCACCGGAAGTGACATAGTATTCTGAGTCTGTCGGCAAATACTCCATGCGTTTCTGACTACGCACGACCTTGATACGCTTTCGAAGCGCATCAGTATTCGGGTTATGTTCCACCATGAACGCTGCAGCCTTGAACGCGATACCGGCCTGTTTCTTGTTTACAGCAGCAGAAATAACCTCGGCCCCTTTCTCCCCGTCACCGGCAAGCCCGTACAAGGCAAGTGCCGCACATAGCTCCGTTTTCGCGTTTTTCTTCGGTATCAGGATGAACACTCGCTCGTATCGTCGCGTTCCGTCAGGCCGAAGAGTTCCGAACACTCGCCAAACGAGATCGAACGCCCAGGGTAGCAGGATGAACGGCTTCCCCTGCCACTTCCCCTTGGTAAGACAGCAATAACGCTGTATCCAACGCACAACGTGAATTGCTTTCTCCGGGTCGTTGATATCAGGCACATCGTCAGGGTTGATATCCGGATGGAGCCTGATACCCTTAATGAGTGATTTCGGTAGTTCCATTGATATTCCATTCGTACATGCATTTTGAATGCATTTCCATAAAATCCGTAATGCTTAAAAAAATACTGTCGTCTCCGAGTGAAAACGAAAACCCGATTCCATTAAACCAAACGGACAGATCACCCTTTTCCCAAATTTTTTGCATGTTTTCAGATTGCATTTTTTTCCTTCAAGTTTTATGCTTTTTTCTCCAAATTGTTTCACGTGAAACATTTTCATGAAAAATCCCCGTCATCCGCCGAAGTCCCTCCGTCTACGGACATGCGTGATTTCGGCGTTAAACCGAATTCTACACAGCACTGACGGAAAGCGCTCATTGCCGTGGCAAGCATTCTTACAGCAGGGTGAACCTGGGGCTTGTCTCGTATTTCAATTATCCGCCCGTCTTTCTGTAAGATTTTTTCAAGCTCGACGATTTCGCCATAAGCCCGCGCCAGCGTTGAAAAAAGCGGAAGGTCGTCTGTAGTCAACACGCCTTTTAAAATCAGGCTCTCACCCTCCGAATACCAGTACTTTTTCCCTTCCGGCGAAAGCCACTTCGGTGCTTCCGGGAGTTCGGATATCGCCTTAACCGATTGTTTTCTTAGTTGTTTTCGTCTGCCTTTCATATTCGATTTCCAATTCTGTTCCTGTTTTTTTGAGTGATAAAATTCGATATCTTTTGAATACCGGAAATCCAAATTTGTAATTTTCCAATTTCCAATTTCCAAATCAACTTTAATTCACAAAAGAC